TCATACCGTTTTGTCACGCCCATCCTCATAACCCATCGCATAAGCACCTTCTTCACCATCTTTCCAAAAGTCGTCATTCGATTCTGGCCAGTCGATATCCAGTTCAATAGCTGCTCGCGATGCCTGCCATAAAGTCCACCACTCATTTAAGGAGTGACGAATATCCATGCTTGAAAATGCGAAGTACCTATCACCATTTCTTGCCTCGGTTATCATCTCGAATGGTAATCTCAATTTTTTGGCAACGTATTCCTCAAACTGCTTTCTTGATTCGTCCATCGATACTTACCCTCAGTTCAACTCACAAAACGCCACGCCATTTTTGCTACAGCGACAGGCGCAACACCGATAATCACCCAGACAAATGCAGCGCCAAACAACGTATACCATGGGTCTTTACCGTCATTCACAAGACGAATGTAGCTATGCAGAACAATAAATAACGTCAGAAGAATCCATCAAACGCCAACGCATTTGAGTGCGACGAGCATAAACTCAGCCACGATTTACTCTCCCCCAAATAAAAAGGCCTGCGATTACCAGCAGGCCTGTTATTAGCTCAGTGATGTAGATGGTCATCTTTTAACTCCATATACCGCCAATACCCGTTTCATCGCGGCACTCTGGCGACACTCCTTAAAAATTAGGTTCGTGCTCATCTTTCCTTCCCGTTCTTCCTTGGTAGCAAACCGGTAATACACCGTTCGCCAGACCTTACCTTCGATAACCAGAAGACCTGCCCGTGCCATTTTAGCCGCGGCCTGATTTATGCTGGTTACTGTTGCGCCTGTTAGCGCGGCAACGTCCGGCGCACAGAAGCTATTATGCGTCCCCAGGTAATGAATAATTGCCTCTTTGCCCGTCATACACTTGCTCCTTTCAGTCCGAACTTAGCTTTGAGTTCTGCGATCTTCGCCAGAGCCTGTGCACGATTTAGAGGTCTACCGCCCATGACAGGAAGTTGTTTTACTGGTTCAGGGAGCGCCTCACCACGGTTAATTCTCGCAGTCATATGGACAAGCTCATCTGCGGCCTTACGGCGTAATTCCGCATCAGTAAGCGCATTGGCCCGCATGTTCTGATACAGGTTGGTAACCAGCCAGTAGTGCGCGTTTGATTTCCACGGATAAGACTCCGCATCCGGATACAGGCCTCGCTTCCGGCAATACTCGTAAACCATATCAACCAGCTCGCTGACGTTTGGCAGTCCGGCGATAACGGATGCTTCTTCCCGGCACCATGCAACAAACTGCCCGGGTGATGGCAGAAATGGTCGATTCTGCCGACGGGCTACGCGCATTCCTGCGTTAACCTGTTCCATTGTGGTGATCCCGTTTTCCCGGAAAGCCAGAACCCACTGGCGGCGGATTTCGTTCAGTTCGTTCTGGTCACGGTTAGCCAGGCTCGCCGGGAAAGTTGCCAGTAACTGGCTGAACACACCGTTGATGATCTGCGCTACCTGCTGTACCTGAGGCTTTTCGTCGTACTGTTCCGGCATGTTGTTGGCGATCCGACGCATCTGCTCACGGTCAAAGTTAACCATCTGTGCGGCGATGTTTTTCATAGATCCACCCCGTAAATCCAGTCTGTGTTTGTCAGGTCGAGTTTTGGTTTGCTGGCTGTCACGGCTGCCTGTTGCTTGTTACGGTTGATTTCGAGCTGGGTCCACTTGTCGCGGAGTTTGGCCGGACTCAGCACGTTACCGGACCAGAAGTTGTCCTGGCAGGCCCAGCGGAAAAGCACACACATATCGCGGTGGTTACGTCCGTCACGTTCACGCATCAGGCGGATATCGTTAGCCCACCCTGCAAAATTCGGTTTTCTGGCTGATGGTGCGATGGTCTTCACCATGTCAAACATCCACTCTGCGGCGGTCAGGTCTTCTGCTGTTCCCCACTTGCTGCCGCTCTGAATTGCAGCATCCGGTTTAACCACAGAAAGATCGTTTTCTGGCTGGTCAGAGGATTCGCCAGAATTCTCGGACGAATAATCTTTTCTTTTTTCTTTTGTAATAGTGTCTTTTGTGTCCCCCTGTTTTGAGGGATGTCCCTCATTTTAGGGGAACCTCCCTCGTTTTGAGGGATGCACCATTCTGAGGTGTTTTTATTTGGTCCAAACATGCCGCCTTGCTGCTTGATAATATTCATTCTGACGAGTTCTAACTTGGCTTCATTGCACCGTTTGACGGGTAACTTTGTAATCTCGCTAAGTTGAGAATCGGTGATTCTGTCCATTGGTTTATTCCACCCATAGGTTTTACGCAGAATGGCAAGCAGCACTTTAAACTGTCGCTTGGTCAGATCTGCGCCTGAATAAGCCTCAAGCAGCATATTTGATAGTCTGGCGTAACCATCATCGAGATCTGCCACATTACGCTCCTGTTCGGCAAAGTTACCTCTGCCGAAGTTGAGTATTTTTGCTGTATTTGTCATAATGACTCCTGTGGATTGATCCAGTAATTCCCTCAGAATTGCATATCAATTTGCTTAGAGTCCCCGGCGGCCACCGGGGATTTTTTCTTTGTGATTTCATCAAGCGCATACTTAAAAGCTCTGCTAATCGGACTGATGTCTGATGCCATGCCAAAAGCACACAAGACCGAAGCTATAAACCTCCAGTCTGTTCTGCTTATCTTCGATTCATGACAGCCAATCATCTTTGCCAGACCGCGCTGGGTAAGCGTTGACAGGTTGATGAGTAAATCAGTTTCAGCGCGATCAATTTCTCGCTGTGATAGTTTGCTGTAACTTGTTTGTTCCATTTCTTAAGATTTCCAATAGTGAATAGCTAGTTGAAAGGTATGCGTGGAAACGCATATGGCCTTAGTTGGTCAGATATATTGGGACTCGCTTTGTCAGCGACGTAGGACGAATGTCCATTGTGAAAATAGCGGTGTTACTTATGCAGCCAGAAGGTTCTTTTTGCTTATTTCAAGCATTTCGCTTGCTTGATATTTGCCACCAGAAATCTCTTCGATTTTTGATGCGTATTTAGTTTTCCCAAAAAACTCAGTCTTAGGGAGGAAGCCGTTTTTGAGCCACTTATAGACAGCCCTTTCGCTAACTCCACAAGCCTTCGCAACTTCAGGGATGCCGACACCTTTAATCGGCTCATCAAGATTTTGCATAGGAATATCCTTTTTCGTACTTTCAGTACGTATTATGGTTGAACTGAAAGTTTTTGCAAGTGCTTTAGTATCGTACTCATGGTTCAGAATGAAAAAGTGCGCAAAGAATTCGCCCAGCGGCTAGCGCAAGCCTGTAAAGAAGCTGGTCTTGATGAACATGGTAGGGGAATGGCTATAGCCCGTGCCCTTTCTCTTTCGTCCAAAGGCGTTAGCAAATGGTTTAATGCTGAGTCTTTACCGCGTCAGGAAAAAATGAATGCGCTTGCGAAATTTCTAAACGTTGATGTTGTTTGGCTTCAGCACGGCACTTCGTTAAATGGAGCGAATGATGAAGATACTCTTTCATTTGTTGGCAAATTAAAAAAAGGGTTAGTGCGCGTGGTTGGTGAGGCAATTCTTGGTGTTGATGGTGCCATCGAGATGACCGAAGAGCGCGATGGGTGGCTCAAAATTTATAGCGATGATCCAGATGCCTTTGGTCTTCGTGTGAAAGGAGACAGCATGTGGCCCAGAATAAAATCAGGAGAATATGTACTCATTGAGCCTAACACCAAAGTATTCCCGGGTGATGAGGTGTTTGTCAGAACCGTTGAAGGACACAACATGATTAAGGTTCTTGGCTATGACAGAGATGGAGAATACCAATTTACAAGCATTAACCAGGATCACAGGCCTATAACGTTGCCTTATCATCAAGTAGCAAAGGTGGAGTATGTAGCTGGTATTCTGAAGCAATCTCGCCATCTGGATGACATCGAGGCAAGGGAGTGGCTGAAAAGTTCGTGACTTCATCGTCACATAGCTGGTAACCAGTGGCCTGAAGAGACGTTTGGGTAAGGAGGATAGATGGCGTTCAATGACCTTGAATATCAAGCAGTAAAAAAAGAAGTTCACCAATTCATTGAAAGCATAAGGCCGCCTGAACATATCCGCAATGAACTGGATATTGTTTATAGCATCAATGACCAAACGATAGATATCGGCGAACAGCGCCCCGTGTGGCAGGGCAATCCAGGTGAAACAAACATCCTGCCATCAGCAAGAATCAAGTACATACGTTCTCTGGATAGATGGAAAATCTATTGGATGCGGAAGGATATGAAATGGCATCAGTACAGTACTGAACTTTCGCTGACTGATGCGCTTGAGCTTGTGCGTGCTGACCCGGATTGCTGCTTCTTCGGATGAGTGAAGAGACGTTTGGATGATGGATGGTCGCAGAGATGCGGCCTGATTCTAAAATAGGATATAAAAAATGAGAATACTAGGTGTTAGAGCGGCGCCCAAAGTTACATCTTTTGTTGTATATTGCACTAATGAGTCTGCACTCAAATGTGTTGATGTTATTAAAATACCTTCGACCTTAGACACACCAGAAAAATTAAAGTATGTGAGAAATAACATCCTCGACATTCTTAATTTATATAATGTTGAATTAGCTGCCATACGCGTTACTGAATCAAACTCTGATAATCTTAGCATTGACCGCCTTTATATAGAAGCTGTTATTCAAGAAGCATTTTCAAGCAGTGATGTAAGAAAATATTACACTATTAGAAAATCTGGCATGAAATCATCATTGAACCTAACAGAGATCGAGTATAAAGAAATATTGAAGTCACACCGCAATATAAATGGAATCGATAATTCTGGTTTTACAACTGAAACAAATGAAGCTGTTTTGGCTGCACTATCTGTGGAGGTAAGGGGATGCTAACTCCATACAAAAGAGCTGATGTAGAATTCGAATGGATTAGTGATCTAGAAGAACAGGGTTGTTTTTCAAAAGTATATCTGGCTCATGACAGACACCTAGCTCATGACTTGGTGATTAAAGAAATAGAAAAAAAAGAAAACACTAACCACGACGACTACTTTAATGAAGCAAGGCTTCTCTATAAACATGCACATCCAAATATTGTGCAAGTTCAGTATGCTGCTCAATGTGAGAGCAATATCTATATAGCCATGCCATTTTATCATAATGGTTCGCTAAACCAATTAATGAAAAAAAATAATCTTACAAGCAGGGAGATAATACGGTATTCCATTCAATTTTTAAGTGGACTTTATCATATACACTCAAAAGGTCTTATGCATTTTGATATAAAACCTAATAACATTATGATATCAAACAGAAATGAGGCCATGCTATCTGACTTTGGATTATCTCAGTTAGTCAATGAGGAATCGAGAGCTGCGCCTGAGTTTGGATATCATTTTCATGTGCCACCGGAATATTTTTCTTTATCAACAAATGATTATAATTTCACATATGACATATATCAGGCAGGATTAACCATATATAGAATGTGTGTTGGACATGATAATTTTGAAAGAGAAAGATCTGCATTTAGCACGATTGAACAACTCAGAGAGTCGATAATTAATGGCTGCTATCCATTAAAAGAGTATCCTCCCCATATACATAAAAAATTAATAACAATAGTGAACAAATGCATTCATGTAGATCCAAATGAAAGATATCAATCCGTACTAGATGTACTAAACGATCTCTCAGCTATAAGTGATGGCGTTCTTGACTGGCGTCTACAGATGACGAAACCAACTAACGGCACATGCGAATGGCAAAAAAAGTCTGGGGACGCTATACTGTCTATAGTTTTTGACGCAGAAAATTCGTCTACTACTGGTTTTCGTTTATACGATGATGGGCGGAAAAGGCGTGCTACGAACTTAACAATATCCTCAGGATGTACCCCTACAAAACTGTATAGGTTATTAAAGGATAACTGATCATGAAAAAGCGCGAGGAAGTAAGCAAGCTGCCTCGCAGACGTGATGCAGCATTAGCGGTTCCCTACAAAAAAGATGAGTTCATAAGCCCTTCTGATGACAAAAAATTTTCAAAGGCGAAAAGTTTTACATCTACATCTCTAAAAGATAAATACTTTAAAATCTAGCCCGGCCTCAGCGCCGGGTTTTCTTTGCCTCACGTTCGCCCACCTAAAAAACATAACCAATTGTATTTATTGATGTAACTCGCTAAACCATGCAGTTATGATCCCTGCCGCATAACCTTCATCAGCCACATTTTCAAAAATAAATTTCCTTATATATCAGAATCATACTTCGTAGAGTTAATAAATCACCAAAATTCGTACCAATAGTTCTTGATAATGTCGAACTATTGGTTCATTATTATCGTCGTCAGCAGGACGCATTACTCACCAGGGCGGTGAATATACAACGATTCGAATATGAATCTACGGCGCTGACAAAGCGCAATAACCAAAGTGAACTTTGGGGTGTGGTGAAGGGTTCATGGACGGGAATATGTCGCACGTAAAGCGGCGAGGCCTGCGGGACTATTGCCGAATTGAAGTAGGCCGAAACAGGTCGAAATGGGTCTCCCACCTACCACACCACCAAAGTTCATCAGGAGGTCTATATGACACGCAGAACTCAGTTCAAAGGCAATTCACGTTCTCGTCGTCGTGAGCGTTTAAAGGCAAAGGCATTAGCTAACGGCGTACTGGCCCGCGAAGAAGCAATAAGTTCAGAAGTATTACACCGCCCTACTCTAAGCAGAGCGCAGATTCAGGCTAAAGGTACTCACGAAACGCCTGAGCGCATAGAAGACGCTAAGCCAATTAAGTTCATGGCACAGGACGTGATCTGGCAACAGAAAGAATACAGACGCAATCTGGAGCGAGCGGCCATTGTGTACGCGAATGAGTTTGGACATAAGCAACCAGAAACTGGTGTATGTCTTCCAAACGTAGCCATTTACGCGGCAGGCTACCGGAAATCAAAACAACTGACGGCGAGGTGACTTGTGTTGGTCGCCAGAAAATGAAATTAGGCAGCAAACCACTTATTTGAGGTGAGATATGACAAAATCATGGAGCGTACCTTTTCCTGAATCAGAAACTGAACATGATGGAATGCCTGTTTTCTGGAGATTCCAGGCGACAGTTGAAGAAGATGGGATAAAAATATTCGCACTTCAATATATAGCTTTTCATCAGACAGAGCATTATGCATGGTTGGTTCCTGCGCATTGGATTGTTAATTTTAAACCAGCACCAAATCAGTGGTTACAGGAATGGAAACAAAGGAGAAATAGATATGCAATTAAGAAAGTAGCAAAAAATGCAGAAAGATCTTTTGCATTCCCAACGAAGAAACTTGCCATTGAAAGTTTATTGCGCCGGAAGAAATACCATTTAATGAGAATCAAACAAGATTTGGCTGTTGTATCAACTCTTGTTGATGGTATGAAGAATATTGATACATCAACACCAGATATTGAATATAACTTTGGACACAACCAAGAAACAGAAAATTGGGTATTTTATTAGTACGAATAAGCACTGTGTATTCATTCCAACGAGTGAATACACGGAGCAATGTCGCTCGTAACTAAACAGGAGCCGACTTGTTCTGATTATTGGAAATCTTCTTTACCCTCCAATGTGAGGGCGATTTTTTATCTGTGAGGATATGAACAGATGTCAAACATCAAAAAATACATCATTGATTACGACTGGAAAGCATCAATAGAAATTGAAATCGACCATGACGTAATGACAGAGGAAAAACTTCACCAGATTAATAATTTCTGGTCAGACTCTGAATACCGACTCAATAAACACGGCTCTGTATTAAATGCTGTATTAATCATGCTGGCGCAACATGCTCTGCTTATAGCAATTTCAAGCGACTTAAATGCATATGGTGTTGTGTGTGAGTTCGACTGGAATGATGGAAATGGTCAGGAAGGATGGCCTTCAATGGATGGTAGCGAAGGAATAAGAATTACCGATATCGATACATCAGGAATATTTGATTCAGATGATATGACTATCAAGGCCGCCTGAGTGCGGCTTTACCGCATACCAATAACGCTTCACTCGAGGCGTTTTTCGTTATGTATAAATAAGGAGCACACCATGCAATATGCCATTGCAGGGTGGCCTGTTGCTGGCTGCCCTTCCGAATCTTTACTTGAACGAATCACCCGTAAATTACGTGACGGATGGAAACGCCTTATCGACATACTTAATCAGCCAGGAGTCCCAAAGAATGGATCAAACACTTATGGCTATCCAGACTAAATTCACTATCGCCACTTTTATTGGCGATGAAAAGATGTTTCGTGAAGCCGTCGACGCTTATAAAAAATGGATATTAATGCTGAAACTGAGATCAAGCAAAAGCATTCACTAACCCCATTTCCTGTTTTCCTAATCAGCCTGGCATTTCGCGGGCGATATTTTCACAGCCATTTTCAGGAGTTCAGCCATGAACGCTTATTACATTCAGGATCGTCTTGAGGCTCAGAGCTGGGCGCGTCACTACCAGCAGATCGCCCGTGAAGAGAAAGAGGCAGAACTGGCAGACGACATGGAAAAAGGCCTGCCCCAGCACCTGTTTGAATCGCTATGCATCGATCATTTGCAACGCCACGGGGCCAGCAAAAAAGCCATTACCCGTGCGTTTGATGACGATGTTGAGTTTCAGGAGCGCATGGCAGAACACATCCGGTACATGGTTGAAACCATTGCTCACCATCAGGTTGATATTGATTCAGAGGTATAAAACGGATGAGTACAGCACTCGCAACGCTGGCTGGGAAGCTGGCTGAACGTGTCGGCATGGATTCTGTCGACCCACAGGAACTGATCACCACTCTTCGCCAGACGGCATTTAAAGGCGATGCCAGCGATGCGCAGTTCATCGCATTGTTGATCGTCGCCAACCAGTACGGCCTTAATCCGTGGACGAAAGAAATTTACGCCTTCCCTGACAAGCAGAACGGCATCGTTCCGGTGGTGGGCGTTGATGGCTGGTCCCGTATCATCAATGAAAACCAGCAGTTTGATGGCATGGACTTTGAGCAGGACAATGAATCCTGTACATGCCGGATTTACCGCAAGGACCGTAATCATCCGATCTGCGTTACCGAATGGATGGATGAATGCCGCCGCGAACCATTCAAAACTCGCGAAGGCAGAGAAATCACGGGGCCGTGGCAGTCGCATCCCAAACGGATGTTACGGCATAAAGCCATGATTCAGTGTGCCCGTCTCGCCTTCGGATTTGCTGGTATCTATGACAAGGATGAAGCCGAGCGCATTGTCGAAAATACCGCATACACTGCAGAACGTCAGCCGGAACGCGACATCACTCCGGTTAACGATGAAACCATGCAGGAGATTAACACTCTGCTGATTGCCCTGGACAAAACATGGGATGACGACTTATTGCCGCTCTGTTCCCAGATATTTCGCCGCGACATTCGCGCATCGTCAGAACTGACACAGGCCGAAGCAGTGAAAGCTCTTGGATTCCTGAAACAGAAAGCCTCTGAACAGAAGGTGGCTGCATGACACCGGACATTATCCTGCAGCGTACCGGGATCGACGTGAGAGCTGTCGAACAGGGGGATGATGCGTGGCACAAATTACGGCTCGGCGTCATTACAGCTTCAGAAGTTCACAACGTGATAGCAAAACCCCGATCCGGAAAGAAATGGCCTGACATGAAAATGTCCTACTTCCACACCCTGCTTGCTGAGGTTTGCACCGGTGTGGCTCCGGAAGTTAATGCTAAGGCGCTGGCCTGGGGAAAACAGTACGAGAACGACGCCAGAACCCTGTTTGAATTCACTTCCGGCGTGAATGTTACTGAATCCCCGATCATCTATCGCGACGAAAGTATGCGCACCGCCTGCTCTCCCGATGGTTTATGCAGTGACGGCAATGGCCTTGAGCTGAAATGCCCGTTTACCTCCCGGGATTTCATGAAGTTCCGGCTCGGTGGTTTCGAGGCCATAAAGTCGGCTTACATGGCCCAGGTGCAGTACAACATGTGGGTGACGCGAAAAGATGCCTGGTACTTTGCCAACTATGACCCGCGTATGAAGCGTGAAGGCCTGCATTATGTCGTGGTTGAGCGGGATGAAAAGTACATGGCGAGTTTTGACGAGATGGTGCCGGAGTTCATCGAAAAAATGGACGAGGCACTGGCTGAAATTGGTTTTGTATTTGGGGAGCAATGGCAATGAAGCATCCTCACGATAATATCCGGGTAGGCACGATCACTTTCGTCTACTCCGTTACAAAGCGAGGCTGGGTATTTCCCGGTCTTTCTGTTATCCGAAATCCACTGAAAGCACAGCGGCTGGCTGAAGAGATAAATAATAAACGAGGGGCTGTATGCACAAAGCATCTCCTGTTGAATTAAGAACGAGTATCGAGATGGCACATAGCCTTGCTCAAATTGGAGTCAGGTTTGTGCCAATACCAGTAGAAACAGACGAAGAATTTCATACGTTAGCCGCATCCCTTTCACAAAAGCTGGAAATGATGGCGGCGAAAGCAGAAGCAAACGAGAGAGACCCGGCATGACAACAACAGAATGCATTTTTCTGGCAGCGGGCTTCATATTCTGTGTGCTTATGCTTGCCGACATGGGACTTGTTCAATGACACCTCAGCAAGAAAACGCCCTTCGCAGCATTGCCCGTCAGGCTAATTCTGAAATCAAAAATGCCAGACAGCAGTTTCCGGATAAAAACGTCGATGACATTTGCCGTAGCGTACTGAAGAAGCACCGCGAAACGGTAACGCTGATGGGATTCACACCGACTCACTTAAGTCTGGCAATCGGTATGTTAAACGGCGTCTTTAAGGAACGGTGAACATGAAAAGCAAAATCATCAGGGAGCTACAGGCTCCTTTTTTATTATTCGCATTCACCCTCAAGCGTATTAACCAACAATTCAGGGATTAATGAAAGATGGCAGATATCATTGATTCAGCATCAGAAATTGAAGAATTACAGCGCAATACAGCAATAAAAATGCGTCGCCTGAACTACCAGACTGTATCCGCAACTCATTGTTGTGAGTGTGGCGATCCGATAGATGAACGAAGACGCCTGGCAGTTCAGGGTTGTCGGACTTGTGCAAGTTGCCAGGAGGATCTGGAGCTTATCAGTAAACAGAGAGGTTCGAAGTGAGCGAAATTAATTATCAGGCACTGCGTGAAAAGGCAGAGAAAGCAACTAAAGGAAGCTACATCGTAGGGCATACATCTGTTAACCAGCACGGCAATTTAACAGGAGTTTTTGTTTGCCAAAAATGGAAAGGAGAACCCGGTGGCGTGATTGCGGAATGTCATGTTAACTGCCTGATTGAATCAGATGCTCAGGCTTATGCAAACGCTGAATTCATAGCAGAGGCTAACCCGGCTACCGTGCTGGCACTGCTGGATGAACAGGAAAGAAACCAGCAATACATCAAACGCCGCGACCAGGAGAACGAGGAGATTGCGCTTACGGTTGGGAAGCTGCGTGTTGAGCTTGAAGCAGCAGAGAACAACCTTATTGATAGTGAATGCCATGTTGCTGAACTGGAAGAAGCGCTACGCGATAAGCAGGCGTTACTTGAAGCCTCAGAAAAGCGCAACGCAAAATTACAAAGCGAGAATGCATACATCCGCAACCGGTACAAAGAACTGGACCTATTAATCGGGAAAAACATTCTGGTCATGCAGGCTGCCATTATCGAATGGCAGGCAACTGGCGACGCTAAGAGCGGACTAGCATGGATTTATAACACACTGTTTGGCCCTGGCGAATTACCGGACGAATCTGAGAAAGATGCTCAGGCCTACTTTAATCGCAAATATGCACCGATTGACGAAAAGCTTATGGCGCTTCACAAGTGGTTTTGGGAACAAAGTGAAGCCGAGCGCGCTGCTGGTATTCGCATCAAAGGAGAGTGATATGAGCGCTATAACCAAAGAACGTATCGAATTATTCATTAAAAATCCGCTTGATAACGGACTTACCCGTGGCGAACAAATGGAACTTGCACGGATTGCACTGGCATCGTTGGAAGCAGATCCAGTTAAACGAGTTAACTCAGATCAGATGCACCGAGTCTGCTTAGAAGCTAATCGCTATTTAGATAAATATGACGCGATGGCGAAAGAGGTAAATAAGTTGCTTGGACGCATCGCCCCGCCAGCGCCAGTATTTAACGGCGAATACGGTGACGCATATCAGGGCGCTCGTGAAGACCTGTCCATCTGGAAACGGCGAGCGCTTGAAGCTGATGAGCACGTTCGGCGACTGGAGCAAATCAATGACCACATGGTGAAAGAGGCGCAGGGAGAATCACGCATGGGCGAGCCTGTAATACGTGAGCCAGCACCGGTAGTGCCTGAAGAAGCAACTCCGGAAAACGTAGAAATGCTCTCTGGCTATGTTTCAACGTACAAATTAACCGATAGCGAGCGCGATATTGCTGCCGAAATATGGAGCGCCTGCCGCGCCGCCATGCTTCAGTCCGGAAACTTTCGGGAAAACAAGAATTCGTCAACCAATAATTTTCGGGAAATCGCGGAAACGTCAACCAACTATCCGGCAATTCCTAGTGAGGTGTTGTCCGCAATCCTGAAGGTTGCCAGGATTCGTGCCGATTTCGATGATTTTGACGGTGACAGGCGAGGTATCGGTGATTGTCTGGATGAGGCTGAGCAAGAGCTTATCGTTACCATTAACAAATATGCCAGTCAGTTGGCAGCAGAACCTATAGCGCCTAATGACGTTCGAGAGCAGACAGCCATTCCACAAGTTCCGGTGACTCCGGATGGTTGGATAAGCTGTAGTGAGCGAATGCCGAATACCAAAACAGCCGTTCTTGTTGCCGTGGAGTTTGACAGGAAAGGTGACTGGCGAATGAAATGGGCTACTTACATCCCGGGGCATCCTGACGCTAATGATGGGTGGATAATTCCTGGTGCGTCGTGGAAAACGTCACACTGGATGCCGCTACCAGAGCCTCCACTTTGAAAGCGAAGCTTATACATATCTTTTACATCAGCAATCTATTGTTAATCTCCAATCAATGTTACGTTGTCATCTCACTCATGCTTTGGAGTTAGTGATATGTCTTGTCCAAAATGCGGTTCTGGAAATATTGCAAAAGAAAAAACAATGCGTGGATGGTCTGGTGATTATGTGTGCTGCGATTGCGGATACAACGACTCTAAAGACGCATTTGGAGAGCGTGGTAAAAACGAGTTTGTCAAAATTAATAAAGAACGCGAAGGCAACGAAAAAAGCTAATTTATTATTCATATATGAAAACAATGTAACCAATATTCGAATTGAAGAACTGAAAGAACACCAAGCCGCCTGATGGCGGTTTTTTTATTACCTGATTTGCAGGTTCGATTCCATATTCGGAGATAGCACTCATGCAACACGAACTACAACCTGATTCACTGGTTGATTTGAAATTCATCATGGCCGATACTGGCTTCGGTAAAACCTTCATCTATGACCGGATTAAGTCCGGAGACCTGCCTAAAGCCAAAGTTATCCACGGGCGAGCAAGATGGTTATATCGTGACCATTGTGAATTCAAAAATAAGCTCTTAAGCCGCGCCAATGGGTAAAATAGCGGGTAAAATATTTCTCACATCTAAAAAACATCATTCCAATCAATCCCCTGCCGCTTCAAGTAGATGTCTGCAGGGGACACCAGATACCCTTCAAACGAAATCTACCTTCACCCCGTAAAAGATAGGTTTGGCAGCACACTTGCCTTATATCTACTCATTTTTACTGCAACAGGTTGAAATCTCAGCACTGTCAGAAAGCGCTGATGACTAAACAGCCCTGGGCCGGGCGATGTAACCATCACACAGAATCCTGATAGCGAAATATGGCGTGACTCGATACTTCACTCCGCAATGCATTCCTTGATGAATTCGCAGGACCGTGATACACGGGACAGGTCGCTGAATGACGACAATGTCCTGGAAATCAGCGAACCGCGCATCTGAAGTACATTTGAGCGACTGTACCAGAACATGAATGAGGCGTTTGGATTAGGTGATTATTAGCAGGGCTAAGCACTTTAGTATTATTATTTTCCGGTTGAGGGATAGGGAGATATCGACAACAACCGGAAAAGTTTACGTCTATATTGCTGAAGGTACAGGCGTTTCCATAACTATTTGCTCGCGTTTTTTACTCAGGAAGAAAATGCCAAATAGCAACATCAGGCAGACAATACCCGAAATTGCGAAGAAAACTGTCTGGTAGCCTGCGTGGTCAAAGAGTATCCCAGTCGGCGTTGAAAGCAGCACAATCCCAAGCGAACTGGCAATTTGAAAACCAATCAGAAAGATCGTCGACGACAGGCGCTTATCAAAATTTGCCACGCTGTATTTGAAGACGGATATGACACAAAGTGGAACCTCAATAGCATGTAACAGCTTCACTAATGAAATAATCCAGGGGTTAACGAACAGCGCGCAGGAAAGGATACGCAACGCCATAATCACAACACCGATAAGTAATGCATTTTTTGGCCCTACCCGATTCACAAAGAAAGGAATAATCGCCATGCATAGCGCTTCGAGTACCACCTGGAATGAGTTGAGATAACCATACAGGCGCGTTCCTACATCGTGTGATTCGAATAAACCTGCATAAAAGACAGGAAAAAGTTGTTGATCAAAAATGTTATAGAAAGACCACGTCCCCACAATAAATATGACGAAAACCCAGAAGTTTCGATCCTTGAAAACTGCGATAAAATCCTCTTTTTTTACCCCTCCCGCATCCGCCGCTACGCACTGGTGATCCTTATCTTTAAAACACATGTTGATCATCATAAATACAGCGCCAAATAGCGAGACCAACCAGAAGTTGATATGGGGACTGATACTAAAAAATATGCCGGCAAAGAACGCGCCAATAGCATAGCCAAAAGATCCCCAGGCGCGCGCTGTTCCATATTCGAAATGAAAATTTCGCGCCATTTTTTCGGTGAAGCTATCAAGCAAACCGCATCCCGCCAGATACCCCAAGCCAAAAAATAGCGCCCCCAGAATTAGACCTACAGAAAAATTGCTTTGCAGTAACGGTTCATAAACGTAAATCATAAACGGTCCGGTCAAGACCAGGATGAAACTCATACACCAGATGAGCGGTTTCTTCAGACCGAGTTTATCCTGAACGATGCCGTAGAACATCATAAATAGAATGCTGGTAAACTGGTTGACCGAATAAAGTGTACCTAATTCCGTCCCTGTCAACCCTAGATGTCCTTTCAGCCAAATAGCGTATAACGACCACCACAGCGACCAGGAAATAAAAAAGAGAAATGAGTAACTGGATGCAAAACGATAGTACGCATTTCTGAATGGAATATTCAGTGCCAT